AAAGACTGTTTCTAACTGGTATAAATCTACATTTTTGACAAGGCGTAGAAGTGCAAAAAGAGCAAAGATAGTGCTAATTATGACCAGATGGCACGAAGACGACCTTGCATCAGAATTAATGAAGCTTGAGCCGTGGGTAGTGTTAAATTTCCCTGGCATATTTGAAGGACAAGAAGATCATACGGTACCGGAAGACCCACGACAAATAGGAGAAGCATTATGGCCACTAAAAGAAGATATAGAAACTATGGATCAGACCAAAAAGCTTTTAGGCACATATATTTTTACTGCTATGTATCAGGGCAAGCCTTCACCGGCAGAAGGAAATATATTCAATAGATCATGGTGGAAATCCTATAGAGAATTACCTGACAGATTTGACGAGATAATACAAACATGGGATTGTGCTTTTAAGGATAAAAACAATAACAGTTACGTATGTGGTCAAGTATGGGGAAAGTTAGGAGCGAGAAAATACCTTCTTGACCAGGTAAGAGACAGAATGAATTTTCCCACAACAAAAAGAGCTATAAAAACTTTATCGGCAAAATGGCCTTTAACTTATAGAAAATATATAGAAGATAAAGCAAACGGGCCTGCTGTAATAGATGACTTAAAAGAAGAAAATGAAATATCTGGCATTATCCCGGTAGAGCCGGAAGGAAGTAAAATCGCAAGAGCTCATGCTGTAAGTGGAGATGTGGAAGCAGGTAATTGTTACCTACCAGATGCTTCTATTGCTCCGTGGATACATGACTTTATCGAAGAATGCTCTAAATTTCCCAACAGTGCTTTTAATGATCAGGTAGATGCTATGACGCAGGGTATTACAAAATTAAGAGGATCTAAACTCGTAATTCCTCCAATAAAGCCAGTGCAGAAAAGAGAGGTGAATAGACAGTGGTAAACCGTCACACTTCAGCCAGAGTATATATTGACGGCAAACTTATAAATTATCAGGACGTGAATGCTATTTCCGTCGACCGTGATATGTCTCAGACTGGGACGGCAATAATTAAACTGATAAACTTTGACGGGCAGTATGACTCATTTAAGAATGGAATGTTGCTATGTAGGATTGAATTCTTATGCCATTATACTAAGTTAATAACATTATACCAGGGACATGTAGAATACAAGCCTTCTGAAGATAAAAAACTTATTGAATTATCAGGCAGAATGATGTGTGATTTAGAGATGGACTTACAGGAATACAAGAAAAAGGAGGAAGGCAATGAAAAAATATAACAGATTAAGAAAATGGAGAAAGAAAATCCAGAAGAGGGCAAATAAAAAATTATATTGGCTTTTTAAAGATAGTCATAATCTTGATAACATAAAATCCACCGAAGAATGGGAAAGAGATCAGGAAGTATTGAAAGCATATTTTTCAGGCCCACATCCTTATTATTGTAGGTGTATATGGCTTCCTATAAATCAAGAATGGGCAATGGATTACAAGGCTGGTTTAATAGAAAATCCAGATCATTTAAAGCCAATGATGAGAGTGTAAAGGAATGTTGATATGTCTGACAATTTAAAAATGATAATCCCATTGTTAATAGTAAGTGCTCCTATTGTGATACTTATTATTGCTATAATTTACGATAATTTAAGTGGTAATGCAAAACGTAGAGCAATGCAACATTGGAGTATTGCTCCTGATGGTGCATCTATCTGGGAGCATGTATCGTATAGTTGCGGTGGAGGAGGCTTTAGAGATGTGGAATTTAATACAGAAGAAGAGTATAGAGAAGCTTATGAATTCTGCAAAGAAAAAGCAAGAAAAGAATGGGAATTAAAGCGAGAAAGGGAGCAATGGAAGGAGAAGGCCAGAGATGGAAACGACTGAAGAAAAGGTAGAGAAATTACTCCGTAAGGGGGAGCTCACTCATGACTTTAAGTTAACTTTACGTATAGATACAGAAGAATATATAAACGAATTGACCCGGCAGGCTAATGAGTTAATAAAAAATAATAGTTTATGGTGTTTCGGTGATTCGTGTGGGGATAATGGAAAGATATGCGGAAAAGTTACGAAATTAAACGGAATTGATTTCACCCTTCAATTTTCAGGGAATGTTTATGGACAGAATTTATTTTTCTTATTATCTCAAACTGACTCATATGAGAAATGTCGATTTTATCCAATAGTTGAATATCCTGATATAAGTTATTTTATACGTTTATCTACTACATTTAAGCTGCATGGTATTTTAGTAAGCTTTTTACCCATGATAAAGAAGGAGAGGATTAAAGAATGATAACTTCTTGTTATTTAAGTGATTTAGAAACAGCAAAACGGACAGAGAGTAAGCTTTTCTGGGAAAATATCAAAAACATTAACGATGAAATAGGTCAACGAGTTGGAAAGAATGATGTGGCAGACTGGAGTAAGCGAGAATTAAAGCCTATGAACACAGGTAGAATCATACCGCCAGAACAAAGAATAGTAGAGGATGGTATAATGGTAGAAATAATACACAGAGACAATACAGGGGATATTATCATATACGGAGATGAAGAAAGAAATATAAAAATCGAAACACATCTGAAGGATAAAAAACAGCAGGCTATTTTCCATCCAGTAGCAGAATATTATAAACATCAAATAGCTATAATAGCAAAAGAAATAGGCTTTGAAATTATATGTTATAGAGAGAATGATATGGACTCGATATATCCACATCCTCATTACAGTTATTCCGATGTATTGCTTGTCACTATTGACTTAAAAACGTTAAAAGTTATTTATGCCGATTTATTCCTTAGATGGCAAGACGATTGTGATAAAAAGAAAAAGGCATTATGCACCCCCGAAGACCATAGAATACAAGAAGTAAGGAAACTCAGAAAGATATACTCCGATACAATGTTCAACAGAATGTCAGATAGAGAATTACTCGAATACGTGAAGCTAGAGAAACAGTTAAAAGAGAAAGAATTAAAGACACTTATATCTATTAATCTAATGAAAGAATGTTATTCCTGTGGAGCTTTTGATTATGAATTCAAGAAGGATAATTACTATTGCTCTTATTGTGGAAGGAGGGCCTTATGATGGAAGCAATTTGCTATGATGTATTCTTTTATTCATCAGGTAAGTGTGAGGTAAAGCAAATAGAAGAAGACTGGCTATATACAGGGAATCCGGGTATAGAGTTTTATACTTTTAGCCATATGACAAACAAAATAGAAAAAGTCCGTGTAACAGTCTCAGTTTCAAATAAAGAGTATGCCATAGGAAGAGCGGTATTCTTATTACTTGAAGTTATTGAAGACAGGATTGCATATAGTGCACGGGATAAGGCAAGAGAAGAATTTTACAGGAATTTAACAGGGAGAATACCCTTAACTCCATATGACGGACTTAGCAGGAGGGCTGTATGACCTTGCAAATAGACAGCACTCATGATCATACTGCCAGGGTATTAATAAATAATGAGGCAATAGACTATAGCATAGTCACATATATGGCTGATGGACATGTAACTATAGAGATAACTGGACTATTTAAGGATTACAAGTATATTTCAGAGTTATTAAGGAAATGCCGGTGGATAGTGAAAATAGAAATAACAGATCTGAATACCAAAAAAGCAAATATAATCCATGTAAAAATATGGGAGATGAATGGCGGTCTTTCTGGGAAAATAACATTGATAGGTCATACTGAATATCTGGGGGATTGCAGTAATATATGAGTAAGGAGGATTATTATGATATTTCATCCTGCTTTTTATAAAAACAATAATCCATTCACTGGCATAGCTATCTTGCAAGCCTTCCATATGCTTCTTAAAGATGACTGTAAAAAAATGCAATTAACTGCAATGACACAATACGACTTATTAATTAACTGTTTTTCTTTTCCTACTTTTGAGATAAATGTAATAAAATAGAGAGGTGATATATCATCGGTACTATTGAAAGGACTTTGTTTGTTATGGAATTGCTTCAAAACGAGCCTTTAACTGCAAAACAATTAGCAAGAAGAGTGGGAATTTGCGAGAGGCAAGTCTATAGATATATTTGTGTATTAATAAAAAAAGGAAAAATAACAGAAGAAGATGGAAAGTATAGACTAAAATAAAAAATATATTGACATTATAAGTCAATTCTTCCCCATTTCCATTGACCCCACTCATTTCAGCATGTATAGTAAAGATATAAACATGTACAGTAAAGATACAAACTACAAAGGAAAGCTGTGAGAGGCTAACACAATAGTTTAATCTCTCACAGCTTTTTTTGTTAGCCCCTCACAGACAAATTCATTTGATGCCTACTACACCGGTAAGCTTTAACGATATAAATAAACAGATGCAGTTACAAACTGGCATCGGTATGTATATTCCCTCCGTCAATCCTCATCCTTCTTTAGACACTAATGAATATGGTGCAACAGGATATTTTACTCAGAGCGGTGCTCTTCAGAATGAATACCTTCGTGACTTAAAAGGGGTTCGTGGTAAACAGACATATAATCAGATGTATCATTCCGATGGTCTGACTAAAGCTATAATGAAAGCTATTATCCTGCCTCTTTTAAATGCCTCCTGGTATGTTGAGGCTCATAACGAAGAAGACCCCGAAGCAATATTGCTTGCAAAGAAAGTTGAAAACAATTTAATTCATGGCCTTGATATGCCCTGGAGACAGTTTTTATTTCAAGCCCTTCTCTCCCTGGTATTCGGCTTTTATATATTCGAAATAATCTGGAAACTCGTAGAAGACCCGGAAGAAGATGAGTTTCCGGTACAGGTAGGAGAATTATCACCCCGGCATCCTACTACGATAACAAAATGGATACATAATCAGAATGGCCGTTTAGCTCAAATTGAGCAGCAGGCGTATTTCAATTATGGAGATAGTGCTGTCTGTAAGCCGATAAGAATTCCGTACGACAAATGCCTTCACTTCGTCAATGAGCCTGAAGCCGGTAATTATGAAGGCACGTCTATTTATAGAAGTCAATACAAACATTGGAGAATAAAGACAACAGAAGAAAACTTTGAGTCCGTAGGTGTAGAGAAACAGGCTCTTGGAATGCTCATTGTAAGACCCCCTGAAAATTATAATCAATTAGACCCTGCACAGCAGGCTGATATAGATTCTAAGGCTTATGAAGCAATAGATAACTGGAGAATAGACCAACATTCTGGTATATATGCCCCTCGTGGGATGAGCTTTGAAGTAGTGGAGGGGAAGATAAATTCAAACGCAATCGGAAGCTCTATCTCTAGACACGAAGCAAAAATGGCACAGTCCAGCCTGGCAGGCTTTCTGCTTTTAGGAGAAAAGACTGGTGCATACGCTCTGTCTAAAGACCAGACAGACTTCTTCCTTCAGGCCCTTTCAGGTATAGCTCAGGATATATGCGATACGATAAATTTCCAGTTAATAAGAAAGCTTATTTATCTCAATGATAAGACAGTGAAGAAATTCCCCCGGCTCTGTGTATCAAATATTATTTTTGCTAAAGACGATAAAAATATATCTTCTGATGAAACTCAGGCAGAAGACGAATCCCCGGTAGAGCCGGAAATTCAAGATGCTACACCTGAAGACGTTGAGGTAAACAAAGAATTCAGTGAAGGACATTTCCATTCACATTCCCCCGGAGAATTCCAATGGAGACGGACTGCAACTAAAGCAGAGAAGAGAGTTAACTTTGCTGAAATAAAGAAGGATATGGACACTGCAGAGGACGAGACAAAATCAAAGCTAACTCCCGTGATAAAGAAACAGATAGAGGCAATAAAGAAACAGCTTTCTAAGGATACTCCAATCGATAAAATAGATGTCCCGTTTATAGAAGAGGCTGCATCTATATGGAAATCCAATCTTGAAAAAATCAGATTTGATTCCATAAAGCAGACAGAAAAAGAAATCGGCCATAAGTCAAATGTAGATAAAAAAGCAATTCAGCAGTCAATAGAGTCCCACTCAAATTTACTTGCAAGAAAACTTGCCACTGATTTACTCGTTGAGATTGCAATAAAGGAGGGTAAATAAAAGTGGATACATTACGTAATAATTATTTATGTTTCTCAGAAGTTTCTTCTCTTTACGATAACACCGGCATTCCGAAAGATAAAATCCAGTTATTCCCGGTTGGTACGGTAAAAGTGACTGATTACGAGACTAAAGAAGTTTCTGAATTATACTGCACAAATGAAATGCTTCAGGAAATAGAGGCAAACTGGAGAGATAATGCCAGAGGCCAAAAGATACCTATTGAAATCAAACATGAAGACTCAGGGGCACGTGGCTGGATAGAAAATGTCCAATACATTCAAAATTTAGGGCTGTTTGTGACTCCTGATTACAATCCACTTGGCACAGAAGAATTAAATAAGAAAATATGGGGCTATGCCTCTGCTGAATTGGTCAAAAATTATACCAATTCAATTACCGGTAAAAAATATGGCATCGTATTATCCGGCGTGTCACTTACCAATAGACCGGTAGTAAAGCTTATAACGTCAGTATTACAGGGATTTAGTGAAAATAAAATATTATCGACTCTCAAGGAGGTGATACCTACGCAAAAACAGTCGATGACTACTGAAGAATTTTCCGTAGCAGTCAAGGGATATTGTGCCACAATTACCAACATTTTAAATTCCATACCTGATGAAAATTTCCGCTCTGTTATTAATGCCTGTTGCTTAATGATAATAAATGCGTGCGATATGGTAAATACTAATGGACTTATAGATAATTGCCGTTTGGTAAATGCTGCAACAGAAGCAATATTTTGTTTATGCAGGGCAAATAAAGAAGATATAAACTGCGAGGTAATACGTGGGTGTTGTGAGGCAATACGTAAATGCTGCTGCACTGTAACTGGAGTAGAGTATTTTTATTTCGGTGAAGATAACAAAAAGAAAGACTCAGTAAAGAGTGTAGATCCCGTGCCTATGCTTTCAGAAGGTGAAGGTGCTCCCATAGATGCACGGCCAGAAGAAAAAGAAGCTGATTTACAATCTCTTTCTGATATAGCAGGTACACTTCAGGATATATTCAAGGTGCTTAAGTCACATCCTGAATGGACAAACAGGACTGGAAAGCCGGAGGCAATGGCATTGTTTAAGGCTTCTCTAAATAAAATTCAAAATTTTATCCCTAAAGAAAAGGAGGCTAATAGTATGGCTGACATGACAAAAGAGGCAGAAGGCTGCCAGAAAAAAGAAGAGGGAGAGCAGGCCCCTGCCGCTCAGAATTTCTCTGAAGAGCAGTATAACAAAATGGTAGAGAAAAACAACAAGGAATGGGAAGTTAAACTCTCTGAAGAGATTAAAAAAGTAAAAGCAGAAGCAGAAACAGCTTTTAACACAAGAATGCAATTTGCAGAAGCTCAGATAGCTTCTCTTATGCAGGAAAACTGGAAGAAAGATGATGAGATAATTCTGTCTGAAGCAGAAAGAGACAAAGAAGGCAAAGGCAGAATTCTTCCACAGGACAGAGAAAAATACGCCCGTAAATTAAGAATTGCAAGAGCACAGGGTGTTATAAAACTTTCCGAGACCGAGACAATCGACTCCTATGCAGAAGCAGTAAAAGAGATCAGAGAGCTTCCTGTTGTAATCGAGTACGGGAAAGCCTACGGATCCTCTCATGCTACTCCCGACCAGACTGATAAAAAAGCTTCTTTCGAGGAAGTCCTTGCATACTCTGAAGAGCTTATAAAGAAAGACCCTAAACTCTCCAGGGGTGTTGCTATGGACATGGCAATTAAGAAGTTTAATTATGTCTTTGCACAGGGTAATCCAAAGAGATAATTACATTTTATATAAAAAGAAGAGGTGAATAATTAATGTACGGACTTGAATACAATAAAGGTCAGAGACTTTCAATGGAAATAGATAATACAGCAGGGATACTTCCAAATACTTTCGTTATTCCAAGCACTGCTGCAGGCACGTGTAAGCCTCCTACCGGAGCAAACGAAGACGGAGTAATAGGTGTAATACAGGGTAGACCCGCATACGGTAAAGATATAGTAACGGATCTCATCGAAGACGACAAAGACGTAGAAGTTATCAGAGATGGAGTCGTGCAGGTGCAGGCTGATATGGCTCTCATTTTCGGAGACAAGATAATGACTTCTGCCACTCCCGGCTATGCAACTAAAGCAGTACATGTAACTCCTGAAGAAACATATGTAATAGGCAGAGCATGGGAGACAACTTCTACTTCCGGTCTTACTGCAATACTTCTTGAATTACCTGGTCGAGTATTAACACTTTAATAAATAAAAAAAAACGAGAATAGCAAAAAGATTAGCAGTTTACGAGGCTCCTTATCTTTGCTCATTCTCGACCACATAAAGGAGATGATAATAAATGTCATACAATGGAGCACCAGTTGTTGAGCCACTTTTAACAAATCATATAATCAGTTATCCAGTACAGGGAGCAATTGCAGATATTGTATCTCCCAGGGTAGACTCAGACGAAAGAGGCCGTTATGAGACATATGACAAATCTGCCTTCAAGGTACCCGATATAAAGCCAAGAAGAGGAATGACACCGGCAGGAAGCTTTACTCTGTCTTCTTCTGATGAACAGTATGAAACATTAAATTACCCTCTGAAGATGGAGCTTGACGAAAAATTCATCAGAGAGCAGCAGAAGCTTAATCGTAATCCAAGGATAACAAGATCGGAGCAGATTAAAGCTGCCATGACAAGAGCCAGAGAAATGAGAGTTGCCACTCTATTTAGCTCCAGTGCAGCAAGTTCTATTATTTTAGCTGCCTACAATAGTGTGTCTAATCCCACCAAGGTGTTTTTTGATGACACCACAAATTCACATCCGTTTTCTCTCATGGAGGCCTGTGTTGCAAGATTTGTACTTCAATGTGGAGTGTATCCTTCTCATGTAGTGCTTAATCCTTTCATCGAATATGCACTTGCAAATCACCCGGATAGAGATACCAAATCCAATCAGAGTCAGGATAGAGTAAGAGATGGAAGGCTTGGAGATCTGCTTCTTAATATGCAGATAGTCAGAGCATTTATGCCATACGATTCAGCAGGGCCCGGAAGGACTGCCTCTGATGCTTTCATATGGGGAAACAACGTTTATCTTATATACAGACCCGATGATGTCAGCCAGGAGTCTCCCACTGCAAGTAAGACATTTGATGCAGGTAGACAGGTACGCGGTGCACAGGGTATTGCTATAAGTGAATATCCCGGCAATGCCGGTGAGCCTGGTGTGTATATCGAAGGTAACGAAGATGTAGACGAGCAGGTCACATGTGCAAATGCTATTTTCGTTATCAAAGACGTACTCTTAAATGCAACGGGACCTTCCCTTGATTAATAAATAAAAAAAGCTTCAGGGGACTGCATTATCCCTGAAGCTTTTTAAAAAGGACACTTAAGATGATGATAAAATCTTTATCCGGCTGTGAAGCAAGTATAGTTATTGTAAATAGAAATAGAGTCGAGCTTCTAAAGAATTGCCTTGAGAGTATTGAAAAATACACTCAGGATGTCCGTTATGAATTAATAGTAGTAGATTCTATTTCAACTGATGCAAGCAGGGATTTCCTTCTTTCTTCATGGGCACATAAGGCAACTCTTATATTTGAAAAAGATAATTTTTCATATGCTGAAAGCAGTAATAGAGCATTTAAGTGGTGCAGTGGGAAATATATCTATCTCTTAAATAACGACTGTGAAGTTACTCCCGGATGGCTTCGATGTGCTATAGACTTCGCGGATACTAATTACAAAATAGGCCATGTGGCAAGCCTTGTATTAAATAACGATGGCACGGTAAGAAGTCACGGGGCTAATTTAAAAGCTGATGGTATTTCAATAATTCCTTACAGTCGGTATAAAATTGATAATATCAAACTAAAAGAAGTAAGAAACTATGCCTATGCCGGCCTTGGCCTGTATAGAAGAAGTGTCCTGGATGCCGTCGGATATATTCCCCTTCTCGGTAATCGTCTTTACTGGGAAGATACTGCATACGGTCTTGAAGTATGGAGGGCCGGATATACCGTTACCTATTGCCCTTCTTCCGTCGTAGTGCACATCTATCATCCGTCTGAGAGAAACGGATTTAACGAAGAAATAAAAAAAGGCCATAAAGCTTTCATGGATATATGGGGAGAATTCTTACAGATTAACGATGGATTTTCACCTGATTACCCCTTTAAAGGTATGGTACCATTTAAGACTTCAGACTTTCAATATCTGAAAGGAATAAAGCAATGATAACATTCTTCACCTGCCCAAAGGCATTTACCGGACATATCGGAGTAATACAGAGAAATGCTATCCGCTCATGGCAGTATTCAAATCGTGGCTGTGAAGTAATACTGCTTGGAGACGAAGAAGGCGTGAAAGAATTTGCAGAAGAGAATAACTGTAAACACTTTCCCGGAATAGAAAAGAAAGACGGAAGACCTCTTATTTCTTCGATATTTAAATACGGGCAGGAGTTAGCTTTAAATTCTTTTTGCTGCTGGATAAATACGGATATTATTCTTATGGATAGTTTTAGCAGTGTAATCGAGCAGATAAAAAGGGCATTAATACAGAATTCTTTTCTTGTAGCAGGTGAAAGAATATCACTTAATATATTCAACGAAATAAACTTTAAAGAAGACTATAGAAATATATATAAATTAGCCAGAGAAAAAGGTGCCAGTGACGGCCTATGGGCTATTGACTATTTTCTTTTTCCAAAAGGAATGTATGATAACGTGCCGCCTTTTGTTATAGGTTGCTCTTCTTATGACAACTGGCTTATATGGTATTGTAAAAACAATTATATACCAGTAGTGAATTCTTCACGTGTAATGCTCTGTATTCACCAAAATCACGATCACCTGTCAAAAGGTGGATTTGTCCATTCCTTTTCTGGGCCCGTATCACAGGGAAATCAGGCACTTGCACAGGGGAAAAAGAAATGTCTTGCAGATAGTGATTATATATTCGAAAAGAATGGATCTGTCAGGGCCGTGACGGACTCAGATATACATGACTGTGACCTTCAGAAATTCCTTGAAAATCTTATCACTCAGGCAGAAGAAGAATTATTACAGGGAAGACCGGAATCGGCAAAAGACACTCTCGATCATACGTTATTTTGTAACGAAAAGCCGGGAGAAGTTCTTCAGAAAAGAATTGATACCTGCAAAGAAAAAATAAGAGAGGTGTTACATAATGTTTAACTCATCTCTTGAAGTAAAAGAAATAATGAATAGCAGGAAGAAACTGAGATTACTTCTTGTGTATTCACTTCACCCGACAAACAAGACAGTAACGCTTCCTGAGTGGATAAAAGAAGCTATAAGATTGTATTACTCTGAATTTATTGAAGTTATGGCCTGTGGCCCTGAAAATGAAATAAATATACCCGATAGTCCTGACTTCTACGATAAAGTCAATCAGGTAATACATGATAGCAAGATAGATTTATTGCTTGATATTGAAGGTGGGGCAAGCAGTATAGATTTTATGTTTAAGAGATTTCCCGTAAACATAACAATCCCGAAGGTATTCTGGGCCATAGATACTCATCAATTCTTAACACTCCAAAAGGAAAAGGCAAAATATTTTGATCTTGTTTTATCGGCTCAAAAGAATGCCGTAAAAGAATTTCCCGGTAAGTCCTTCTGGATGCCTGCAGGAGCTTCTATTTACGAAAGAGACAATAAAGTAAATCGTGATATAGGGTGTGCCTTTATTGGTAGCATTGTTCCGGGGCTTCACGGCAAAAGAAAAGAAATAATAGATTATTTAAAAATAAATATACCTGATTTCCAGTGCTTTTCGAATGTATTTCTTAGAGAAAAAGCCAGGCTTTCAAGCAGAATAAAAATAATGGTCAATCAGAGCTTAAGGAATGATTTGAATTTCAGGGTGTTTGAGTCTATGGCATGTGGCTGTATGTTAATTACAGATAAACTCACAGATAATGGACTTGAAGATATATTCACGGAAAGAAAAGAAATAGTTACTTTTTCCTTAAAAGAAGATTTAAAAGAGAAGATACAATACTATCTTTCACATGAAAAAGAATTGAATGAAATAGCCAGGAAAGGGCAAGAGAAGGTATTAAAATATTTTACTCACGAGAAAATACTTAAATATATATTCAATATACTTTTTGAAAATTTGTTAAATAAGAAGGCAGGCAATTATGAATAATATAGAGCAAAATCGAAGCAAATGTTGGTGTGGTGGAAATCTTAAAAATTCCGTGCATCCTTTATATAATCAATGTATAGAGTGTGAGACTTTTTCATTAAAGAATATCTTCGTTGAAGAATATTTACAGAAATTCTATGGATTTAATGAATACTGGCATAAATACCAGACCGAAGTAAGCCGTCATCCTGCCATAGAAGTCAGGGCAAAAAATGACTTCAGGGATAGAGTGCCTGTCTGGTATAACACTTTAAAAAGATATAAAGAAAATATAGATAGCATCCTCGAAATAGGCTGTGCCCCCGGAAGCTTCTTGAAGTATTGTCAGGATAAAGGCATAAAAGATATTTCAGGAATAGAAGTTGACTCACTTACATGTAAGTTTATAGAAGAAAATTTCAACTTCCCGGAAGGCTCAATTATTCCCGGTCTTTTCCCGGATGTGAAGTTACCAAGAAGGAAATTTGATGCTATATGTGCATTTGACCTTGTGGAGCACTTACAAAGCCCTATTGCTGCAATGAAGAAAATAAAATCATTATTAAAGAAAGATGGTGTATTTTTCTTTCAGGCTCCTTGCTACAGGGGAGAGGGTGAAGACTGGCAAGCATTCAGACCCGATGAGCATGTTTATATATATAACGAGAAAAACTTTCAAATGCTTTTAGACAGAGCAGGATTGAAGACCATAACTATCTTTGATGGGTATTTTGCTTACGATATGTTTATAGTTGGAGGTATTAAATAAATTGGAGCACATATCAGATATTCAAATAAAAAAACGAGTGTTATCAATAATATCTAAACTAAAGATAGATTATTTTTTAGAAAAGGATATTAACAGATATAAAAAGGCCATAGAAAACAATGAAACGTGGTTCGACGCACTCGTTGTTATTAACTGGTATGCCAAAAATTTAAATCCAAAATATTATCTCGAAATAGGTGTAAGACGTGGCAGGTCAATGTCTGTAATACTGTCAGAGTCTTCAGACGTGAAAGCTTATGGATTTGACTTTTGGATTGAAAATTACGCATCAGTGCCAGAGCAGGGCATTATTACGGAAAATCCCGGTGAAGAATTCGTAATCGACGAATTGAAGAAAATAAATATAGACAACTTGCCTGTTTTAATTACAGGTAAGTCAGGTGATACGCTACCTGCTTTCCTTTTAGATATAAATAATCCACAGACATTTGACTTAATCCTTGTCGATGGAGACCATTCTGAAATAGGTGCAATCATTGATTTAGATATAGCATTTGAGCATCTTTCCCCTGGGGGCTGCTTGATATTTGACGATATAAGGCATCCACTGCATCCAGAGTTGAGAAATCTCTGGGATTATAAATATAAGGTAAATTTTGCAAACTGGCTATTTATTGACGATGAAAACGATTTTGGTACAGGAATTGTATTCCGGCCACCGTTTGACCACTTAAAGGAGTTTATGCAATGAAAATATTATGGTTCCGTCCTGACTCTATAGGCGATGCAGTCCTTGCTAATTCCATGCTTCCTTATATAGCAGGAAAATATAAAGGGGCAGATATAACAGTCTTTTGTCAGGAATACTTAAAAGAGATTTATGAGAATAATCCTTTTATAAAAGATATCATAATTTTCAATAAAGAAAAATTAAGAAATAATAGAGTCAATTACGGAAGGGAGTTAATAGTAAAATTTAACTCTTACAATTTCGATATAATCCTAAATTCTGTTTATTCCAGAGATCCTTTTACGGATAATCTAGTAAACTGTAACGCTAAAGAAAAGATAGGATTTAACGGTAATTCTTCTTCCGGGATGAGTGAGAATGTAAGGAGAATAAATAATAAATACTATACAAAATTAATTCAAAGTAAAGAAACATGGATATCGGAATTAGACAGGCATAAAGAATTCTTAAAAGGCATAGACATAGAAGTAGAAGAGAAATTAACTCCTTTAGTTTACATAGATAAAGAAAGTGAAGAATGGGCAGATAAGTTTTTCGAAGAAAATAATTTAATGCACGGAAAGACTATAGTCTTATTTGCCGGGGTGCAAGTGCCAGTTAGATTTTACGATAAATACGGAATAGCACTTGATCGGGCTATAGATAACTCATATGCAGCAATAGCTCTTGGAAATAAATCGGATTTTGAGGTAAATGAAAAGAATTTACATGATATAAAAATAGATAAAAAGTTTAATTTATCCGGGAAAACTTCTCTTATTCAGGCAATGGCAATAATCAAACGGTCACGTATAACAGTGGGTGCAGAAACAGGACTGGCCCATATTGCCTGTGCTTTGAATATTCCTAATGTGGTATTACTTGGAGGCGGTCACTACGGCAGATTTATGCCTTACAGTGAGAAAACTTATATTGCAGATAATAAAATAGACTGCTTTAAGTGTGACTGGCTTTGTAAAAAGCCTTATCCTAAATGTGTGAGGGAAGTAAGACCTGAAGTAATAGCTGATAGAATAAGACAATCAATAGAGGATAGTAAATTAAAAGAAAGATATATTGTTGCCACGAGTATAGCACCGGTCAACATAGAAGAGCAGAAAATTACTATTAATTCCTGGATTAATAAAGGCTTTGAATTGCTATCTTTTAATACAGATGAAGAATTAACTATACTGGAAAAAGAATTTCCTTTAGTCACCTTTGTAAGGCTTGAGAATTCAGGGAAAGAGAAATACGGCAAGCCATATCCTTTATTAAGAGATATATTCGATTATTTATTTAAAAATAATAAATCCGATATAGATATTTTCGGAATAGTAAACTCTGATATATTCCTCAAAAAAGACATAAAAGACTTCATTCTTAACAATGTAAATAACTCTCTTCTCTTTGGATGCAGGAGTGATGTGAATGACTTTACCGGTGAAGTTAATTCTGCATATTATAAATGTGGATTTGACTATTTCTTCTTTAATAGAGAGCTTCTTGAGATATTCCACAGGTCAGATATAAACTTACATATGGGCCTTCAGTGGTGGGATTATATTCTTCCCATTTTAGCTTCAAATAAAGGAAAAGAATTAAAAAGGATTGTTTCACCTGTAGCATTACATAAGAGACATAAGGTAAGTGAAAACAGTGTTGACACAAGGCAGGATACTTTTATTGATTTTATTTCCGTGATAAGCAAAGAGTTAAGCCTTGATAATACATTTATTCTTTCTAATAAGATTTTACACTACATGCTTGAATCCTCTCAACTTATGGTATTGCCTGAATCTAAAGAAAGTAAAGATAAGCCTGTTGTGGCAGAAACTATTGCCAGGTGTGGAATGGCGGTGAGTAGGGAATCGGACTTTTCAATACAGATGAAAAAACTTTTAACGGAGAATAAATTTACCAATATATTGGAAACGGGGACATATCTCGGAGAAGGTACGACGAAGATTATAGCTTCTACGTTAAAAGAATTAAATCTTAAAAATCATAATTTCTATTCCATTGAGGTAAATCCAGATTTCCATAGGCAAGCCGATATGAATTTAAAAAAGGCCGGATTACGGGACTACGTGCATTTAATGAATGGATTTTCTGTGCCATACCATTTATTACCTTCAAAGATAGACATATTCAACACATGCGTAAAAGAAATCGAAAACAAAAATATTATAGTTGACCATATGGAGCAGTGCAGAGTAAATAAATATTGCAATGAAATTAATTTTAGCAATCTTCCTTACAATCGTATCGAGATAGCCTTAGAGAAAATGAATAATAAGCCTAATGTTATCTTACTTGATAGTGCCGGATGTATGGGATTTATAGAGTTTAAATATTTAATGTCACTGCTTAAATGGGCATGTTACATTTTCCTCGATGACACAAAACATGTAAAGCATTATAAGAGTCTGGAATATATAAAACAGTGCACTAAATTTGACTGGCTATATGAGAGTAATGAGAAGTTTGGATTTTGCATAGCGAGATACATAGGATAGGAGATGGCGAAATGAAAAGAGCTTTAGTTTGTGGGGCAGGTGGATTTATAGGCAGTCACCTGGTAAAAAGATTAAAGAAAGAAGGCTTCTGGGTAAGGGGAGTAGATCTTAAATTTCCTGAATTCTCACAGACTGAGGCAGATGATTTTGTGATAGGCGACTTAAGAGACCCTGTAGTATGTCAGAATATCCTTGATTATCCTTTTGACGAAGTATATCAACTTGCTGCCGATATGGGAGGAGCAGGATATATATTCTCAGGCAATCATGATGCAGATGTTATGCACAATTCAGCCATGATTAATCTCAATATGGCTTATTATGCAGTAAAAGCAGGGATAAAAAATCTATTCTATTCTTCTTCTGCCTGCATGTATCCGGCTTACAATCAGACAGATCCAAATAATCCTAAATGCTCTGAAGAGTCTGCTTACCCTGCAGCTCCTGACAGTGAATATGGATGGGAAAAACTCTTCAGTGAAAGACTTTATATGGCTTTTAATAGAAATTACGGACTTAAAATTCATATAGCAAGATTTCATAATATCTTTGGCCCTGAAGGTACCTGGACAGGAGGCAAAGAAAAAGCCCCGGCTGCTATATGCCGGAAGGTGGCAGAGATGCAGGACGGAGGAGAGATAGAAATATGGGGCACAGGGAAACAGACCCGATCTTTTCTCTATATTGACGAGTGTCTTGAAGGAATAAGAAGACTTATGGATTCTGATTTTATGGGGCCGGTAAATATAGGGTCAGACGAAATGGTAACAATAAATCAAATGGTAGAAATGATAATGAATATTGCCGGGAAGAAGCTGAATATAAAACATATTGACGGGCCTTTGGGAGTGCAGGGAAGAAATTCTGACAATAAATTAATACAGGAAAAGCTCAACTGGAAGCCGTCACGTAAACTCGAAGACGGGATGAAAGTAACTTACGAATGGATTAATGGAAGGGTAAACAATAAATGAATATTCTCATAGCAGCACCCGTAAGAAACAGAGGATGGATACTTAATCAGTATATGTCATGCTTAAAGAATTTAAACATTTCTGATAACATCTCTTATTACTTTATCTTAAATGATTGCACTGATGATAGTAAAGAAATACTTGATTACTATATTGAAAAAGAGATAGACGAAATGAATTTTAACACTCCTTCTGATATGGGTGAAAATGGTCAGGGTAGGTCTGGATTACAAAGAGAGCTCTATACATATAAAAATCTTTCAGTATTAAGAAATAAAATACTCGAATATGCCAGAAATACAAACGTAGATTATATATTCTCTGTCGATACAGATATTCTCGTAAAGCCGGATATCCTTGAAAAACTTCTCTCTACCGAAAAAGATATAGTTGCTGCCCTTATAAATAACGGTGGAAAGAATTGGAATTTTCTTCACTTTCAGGGAGACAGGGGATATGTGCCCGAAAAGCTTTTCGAAGTTAGAGTTACAGGAGCCTGTTACCTCATAAGCCGTAATGTATTCATGAATGAAAGTATAAAATATTCAAATGAATTCGGCAGTGGTGAAGACGAAGCATTCTGTGAGTATGCAAGAAGACAGGGATTTCATTCTTACGTCCTGCCGGATGAGCAAATACATGTAATGAGAAGGAGAGGGGATAACTAATTTCATATTCGATTACTTGCAGATAACGTTTCAAATATTGGCAATAACACTTTATTTGTAGCAGCATAAGGAGAAATTAAAATGGATAATTCTGAAGGATGGATAGGATATAACACATATGAAAGCGTAAGGGGATTACTTCAACAGGAAACTGATTGGGGCACCGACACAATTCCTACTCTAAGTCATGTAATAGAATTAAATTCTCAGATATATTCCGATATTCGGCTTGCATTACGAATAGAAGTAATAGACGTTGATAACATAACTAATACAGATGAATTAAGGAAGCTTGCATTGTTAAATGCAATGGGTACGGCCGGGCTTATTGAGAAAGTGCAGTTTAATAATGTGCCTCAACTGTCAGGATTTTCAGATAAAAATCAGGCTAATAAAGATAGCTGGACGGCAAAATATGAAAAAGGGCTGGAGAATTTCCTGAAACTGAAAAGAATTGAGAAAGATAACTATGGAAATTTTGGAGTATCAGACGTAGACTCCATATATTCTTCTAGATTTGGCTGCAGTAGAAGCATGAAATATAAAAGAGCTAAATTCAGAGTCGAAAAGGAATGGTAACTGATAATGAATTGCTGTGTTTACGAAGATGAAAAAATACAGAGCTTTATAGAGAGACAGATTGATAGCTTCAATTCTCTTGTGTTTGACGAGAGTAAATTAAAAAAAGTACTTAAAGTAGACGCAGAAAAAAAAGAAGCAAAACAGAAAAACATTGATAGAGATATTGAAGAATATAAAGATGATCTTGAATCTAATATTGAAGCTAAATACATAAACAGTATAGTAAAGCCCTTAGTTTCATTAGAAATTTCATCTTCCGTAAATGCAGGCCGTGATAATGCAATTCAATCTATCGACGGGATAAAAATTTCAAAAGCTCAATGGTCTGCCGTGCTTGACGATGCAGTGTGCGAATACTGTGCAGAAAGAGACGAAATGATTATCTCTGTAGATGACCCGGACTATGTAAATTGTCAGCCTCCTGCCCACATAAATTGCCGGTGTATCTGGGTATATATCACAGACGAAGAGAGGACAGGAGACGAAGAGGAAATTACTCCCGACTGGGTAAGTCCATCTCAGGAAGAAAAAGATCAGCACAGGATTTTTGATATTTATCATACCGACGACCTGAATTCATTGGTAGATGCTTATGGAAGCAAATCTGATTATTTACTTCATAGAATTCAGAGAAGAATTGAAAGGCTCCAGTGAATGAATGCGGAGGAGTTAAACTGATGAGTGAAAATGCCTTAAGGCTATCAATGACAATAGATGGGGTAAAACAGCTTGATAGAGTATTTACGAAGCTCACTGAAAAGCTTGATGATTTTTCTCCAGTGTGGGAAGAGATTGCAGCTAACTTTTACGAGATGGAAAAGGAAGTATTTAAATCGGAAGGTGCTGCAGATGGATTAAGGCAATATGCTTCTCTTTCTGATAAATACGACGAATGGAAGAAGAAGCATTATCCGGGAATGAAAATATTACATCTCACGGGAGAATTAGAAGAAAGCATGACACAAAAGGGGGCAACGGGAAACATAACAGAGATAACTCCAAATTCGATGAAAGTGGGAAGCTCCGTAAAGGTAGGTAATTATAATCTGGCTGCACTGCATCAATATGGCACAAAAAGGATGCCTGCACGTGAAGTATTAAGACTCACCAAGAAATTTAAAAGTAATGCGAATAGGACAATAATAAAGTTTTTAAAGCCTACAAATATATAAAGAGGTAGTCATGTATGGAAACGACAGTTTTAACATTAAATGAAATAGATATAGAGAGCGTGGCAGAAGGGATAGTTGATTTACTTGAATCTGAATTACCCGGCGTAATAGAAGAAGTAAACGCTTTCAAGGATGATGGAATAACGCTTAATAGTGACGTAACTGTAAAGCACGATTCTCCTGTGTCGGGATTTACCATTTTAAGCGTGAAGGACTATCCTGCTATATTTATTGACCCTATAAAAGAGTCCGAGAGAGGGGGCTCGACAGGTCTTCAATTTGCAATATCCGGCTGGATAAGAGATACAAATTTAAAGCAGATAAAAAAGAAAAGTGAAAGATTTGCACTTGCGGTAAAAGCAACATTAAAAAAAGATGCTTCACTCGGTGGAATTGTTGGTGGGCTGGTAATAGCCGGGATAGAATACTCAGATCCGTTTAATGTAACAAGTAGAGACACTCAGGGCACATATGCCACCTTTATGATGGATGTATCTTATTATTATTAATTATCAATCTTAAATAAAAAAACGAGAATAGCAAAAAGATTAGTAGTTTACGAGGCTCCTTATCTTTGCTCATTCTCAATGATATAAAGTCAAAATTTTTATCACTCATATTATAACACAAAAAGGAGATGAAATGATATGCCAGCTAAAAGACTTGAAATGAGGACTTTCGGGTCATGTGAAGTTTTATTCGAAAAAATACCTTCTCCTGACTATGCAGAGTCAGCACATTTCCACTACTTAATTAATTTTGGTGGAGTTGGTGATGTAAAGGTAACAACAAAAAGGACAATAGTAGAAGACAAAGACGGTACCCCTCAATCTGTTTCAGTTGCAGACGTATCAGAAGAAGAGGCAGTAATCGAGATAACTCTAAAAGAGCAGAGCCCACTTGAAAGACAGGCAAGACTCGGAGCCGGTCTTGTGGGCAGTGATGTTGCAGAGTCGGGCAAGAGTGATACAGAATACAAGAAGCTCACTGGGACTGCATTTGAAAATCTGTTATCAAGAGATGCCACTTCTATTACTGTTACCAAAATAGACCAGACAACATTACTTCCTGCTGCCACACCTGTCCTTTATAAACTGTATGATGCCGATACCGGACTTGGTGACTATGTAATAGGCACTCAGCAGGGAGGAGATGCCTTAAGAAGAGTAACGGGAAGTGCTATAGCATCAGATGAGATCGTAAAGGTAGATTATACATGGAATAAGCCTGCTGCTGAGACCTTCTCTTATGGTGGAGAAAACACCATTAACTATTACCGTATGCTTCTTATAAAAAAGACGAGAAACGATCCAAGAGTATTACACTATTTCTGGCAGGTATATGCAGAAGGTCAGGATGTCCTGGAAATGCTCTCAACTGCTCACCCTAAATCAACAGTTAATTTTAAGGCTATGCATGATAGCTCTAAAGACGATGGAGAAAAGCTTTATAAATCAGTATATGAAAGTACTTAATAGTTTCAAAAAAAAGCAAAAAATAATATCCATAAACGGCAGGGACTTTCACGTGAAGGAAGTTTCTGCCTGGAAATTATTGGACTATTTTGAATACCTTTCAGATTACGATATTATCGGGCTTTTAATGCTTCTTAATATCCCACCGGAAGAGGCTTCTCAGTTTGTTTCTTCCGGTGGACTTAAGAAGTTTCAAGACGTATTACTTGAATTAAATTTTCCCGAAGAAGATAGAGATCAAACAGAAGAATCTAGCCAGTCAGGGGAAGAAAACAAAGAAGATGTTTATAGACAAATGGCAGAAGGTATATGCTCTCTGGCTGTTAGTATATCATCAAAATTCGGAGACCCGGAAGAAATAATGAAAAAATATTCAGTAAAAACAATGAGATGGATATCTAAAAGGTTATGGCCCGATGTGAATACAAATGCCGGTAAAAAGAATTATACCAAAACGACGGATAAATTCGGTGTACAAGTAGAGACCTACGAAGAAGAGTGTTGAATGAAAGGAGGTGTAGTTAAATAAATGAGTGATAGTTTAGACCTTGCGTTAAAGATGAGGATGGATGGACAAGAAAAAGTCCAGGGAGATGTTAATTCACTCAGGAAAGAAATATTAAAATTATCAGAGGAAATAGAAAAAGATAAAAAACTCGGCCTCGATACGAGCCAGATGGAAAATAAACTTGAAGTTGTTAAAAAGCAACTCTCACAAGAAAAACAACTTCTTGGGCTTATAAAAGAAGAGATAACACACCTCAATAAAGAGACAGAGAAAACTCCTGATCACATGAAAAAGATTGCCGATGCTGCAACTATAGCAAAGCTTCAGACATTTAAAGATGCTCTCAGTGGAATATCAACGCAGCTTATGGAAGCCGGTAAAGGCTTCCTTGAAGAAGCAGCAAAAATAAATGGCCTTGAAACTGCAATACTCAGACTTTCTTCTTCAGCAGAAGAAGGGCAGTCAACAGTGCAATTCATAAAAGACCTTGCAAAGTCTCCTCAAGAGTTTTCTATCGAATCGTTATTAAAAGCTGGTACTAAATTAACTGAATTTGAAAAAAGTATAAAGCAGGTTGGCATTTCAACAAAAGAGTTGCTTCCCCTTGTATCTGATTTTGCAGATGTAAAAATGGTAGATGTAGCACAGGCATCTGACATTGTTGCAAAGTCGTTAGCCGGTGTAAGGGGAGGAGTGCAGCAATTATCTTCTCAATTCGGCATAACGAAAGAAACTCTTGTTTCATACGGAGCAGAAGTAAAAAATTCAGGAGAAATAGAAAAAGACAGCCTTAAAACAAAACAAGCAGTAATAAAGGCTCTCGAAGAAATAGCAAGTAAGGCAGATATTGCCGGCGACTCAATGGGCGAAAAGCTGGAAAACTCAGTTATGCAGTTAAATAATCAAATGTCTGAGTTAAAAGTTACCCTTGGACAGGAGATTATTCCAATAGTTATTGAAGTTACAAAGCAAATAACAGAGCTTATAAGCTACATTAATAATCTGAGTCCAGCAGCAAAAACAACTATTGCAAGTATTGGCCTTATAGCTGGATCGCTTGTAATTCTTGGTGCAGGAGTTACTCAGGCAATAATAACTATAAGTCAATTCAAGCTTGCACTTGAAGGATTGAAGATAGCTGAAGCAGTGAAGAATGTTGGTGGTCTTTCAGGTGCTTTTTCGAAACTTGGAATAACACTCAGTGGATTAAACACCTCCTTTGCCGGTCTTGGTGCTGCTATTCCTCTTGTTGCCTTCGCTGCAGCTGCTACGGCTCTTGGATATATCGCACAAAAAACAATAGAGTACAAAGAGGCACAGTCAGAATTAGAGCAACAGGATATAGAAGAGGCATTAGACAGGCAGGCTGAAGCACTAAAGAAACTGCAAGAAGCTTTTCCTGGAGCCACCAATGCCCAAATGGCATATAATGAAGCTGTTAAAAAGGGCCTCGATAATATCATTAAAGAAGTAAACGGCATTGAGAAATTAAATAAATTATTAGACTCTTTGACAAATAGTGAATTAGCTTTAACTGAGAAAAGGTCACAGGCACAAAATAGGCTTAATGAAATTAATAAAACTGCTCAAAATGGGTATATAGACCTGGACATGATGTCAGAAAGAAGCTCATTGCAAGCAGAAATAGCAGATGTTGATAAAAGAATTGCAAAAATTAGAGAAGAAAAACAGGCTATATATGAAGTAGAAAAGGCACATAAATCAGAAACAGAAGCAGTTAAGGATAAAATAGCAGTTAAAGAAAGGTCTTTTAAGAGCTTCGATAAAGAATTTTCTGCACTTAAAACTCAGTTTGACGCTGAAAAGAAGACGGCAACAGAGAGAATTTATTACCTTAATTTATTGAAAGATAAATTTGAATTACTTCCCGATGAGCTTGATAAAGTAAATGTAGAGATAAACAAACAGCAGGATAAAGTAAATAAATACCTTGAAAAGTCTTCTAAAGAAGCAGTAAAGACACAGAAAGAAACATGGGTCAGTTATAATAATGAATTAAAGGTTGCTCTTTCTACCGGTGAGATTTCACAGCAGGAATACAATCAGAAAATATCCACTTACCTGACCGAGCATGCAAATGAGCTTAAAAGTAATACTGAATTAAAGACCCAGATAGAATCTGTTTATTATGCCGGTGTAAAAAAACTTCAGTCAGACGAAGAAAAAGAAGCTAAACGAATTGCCTCCGAGAAAAAGAAAATTACTAAAGAAGAAGAGAAAGACTATAAAGCCAGTGCAAAAGCTTATGAAGACAGGGTAAAGGCTGAAATAGAGGCACAGGTAAAGATACTTGAAGGTGAAGGAAAACTCACCGAGGCTAAAAAGCTTCAATTAACTCTTCAGGAGAATGAATATCGTAAAGAAGGTCTATCTGAGACTGAAATAACTAAATGGAAAAACACTGAAATTCTTAAAATAGAAGAAGAGGCATTTAGTAAAAGGCTTGACCTGGCACAGAAAATAAATGATGTAGTGCAGCAAAATTCTCAGGCACAGCTTTCCATATTAGAGAAGCAGAAACAGTCCGAGATAAATAACATAGAGATTACCGTAGAGAAATTCAAGCTTTCCGAGTCAACTAAGCTGCAGATGCTTAAACAGCTTGATACTGAGTATTACGGAAAGAAAAAACAGCTTGAAGACGAATCGGTAAAGAATTACATGGACGGCGTTAATATGCAAATAACTGCTTTAAAACAGCAGGGTGAGCAGATGATTAAAGCCGGTAACGATAGAATTCAAGTTGAAAAATTTATAGCAGATTCCACGAAACAAATAGTTGATAATACCACTTCTTATTTTATTGATAAAGAATTAGAGAAGCAAAATGCACTCCAGCAGACGCTCGACAGTATAAATGCAGTTGAAGCTAAATTGGCAGAAAATCAGGCCAAACAAAAAGAGCTTGAAGCAAAACAAAACGAAAGTAGAAGCGGTCAACTTCCTCTTATGGAAGGATTTAAGCCTCTCGGCACTTATGCTTTAGGCGGCGAAACTCCTCACTTTGACCAGTGGCAGGCATCAACTGGAGAAATAGAAAATCTTAAAAAAGAAGAAAAAAATCTTCTGGAAGAAAGCAATAAATTAAAAGCCGAAGCAAAAACACTCGAAGAAGAATTAATGACTGCGAAAAATAATGAAAAAACTGCCACAGAGTCATTAACAAAATCTCTCGGAAGTGCTGCCACTGCAATAACTAATTTTTCAAATAATCTTGCTAATCAAAAGCCATCTTCTCCATCTACAGGGGGAAACGAAGGGACAGGAGGGGGCACTCCTGCAACTACAGGTACAGGAACGGGAAGTAATCTGTCAAATTATGGCACTTCTGTAAGCGACATGGGGAATAGCAGTGGAATGAATTATTCCGGCATGTATGCACAGGAAGCCATAGGACAAGCCCCTG